AATGTATATCTTGCTGAGTTTGGTGGTTCTCTAACTACTAATGATTATGTAATTATTGATAGAGAAGATACTAATAATGACGGTATTTCTGATAAGGGTGAAGTATTTAAGATTGCTTCCTTACTATCTCAGGTAGCTAAGAAGTTTAGCGTTAAGAATGGTTGTGACACAGCAGCAGAAGAAACAGTATTTGAAGTTGATTCAACAACTGGTAGTGTTTCTCTGGGTGACCCTGGCAATATTAATACAAATACATTCATTTATGGAAATCTAACTGTAACTGGTCAGTGTGGTGGTGCGGGAACAGCAGATAATACAAAACTTACATTCAAAAATGAGCTTTATACTACAGCACAAATTGACATTTGTACTGGTGATGCATTCTTTGGAAGCAATTTTGCAACAGTATTTGCTGTAGGAGCTATCGCAGGAACATCTGCTGCAGCACATACTACATCAACTCCAGTTTATGTTTACACCAGAGATCCATTTAGCGTCCAACCAAATGGACCATTAACAACTATTTTTGCAACGCAGCAAACTGGTTCTGTTGTTCCCGCAACTTCTAATATTCCAGTTGCTAGTATTAGCGCATTTGCTGTTGGTGACTTGGTTGCTATATTTGATGGAACAACTTTGACAACCTCTAAGTTTGAGATTATTAGAATTACGGATGCTCCATTTACAAATGCAACTGGAAACTTCTTACCAACATCTTCAAATGCTACTTATCAATCTGGCGGTAGGGCACAAGAAACTACAACCGCTCAAAACTGGAGTAGTGGTGCAGTTGTTGTTAAGATTAGAAAGGATACAAGAACCACTACTCTCTCAGAAGCAATACCAGCAACTGGTAGAATTCAAGTAGAGGCTCCAAATACTAATCCAAATAAGATTAGATTGAGATTGGTTAATGGTGATTTAGTTGCAGAAAAACTTGATTACGAACAACTAATCAGAATTGATAATGAATTTTTCTATCCAGATAGTAAGAATGGACAAAATGATCCTACTTATGGAGTAAGATTACCAAAATCATATCGTGATCCTAATACATCACTTATTGAAAGATTTTTTGGCGGTGGAGATCTAACATCGCATGGTAATCTAACAGTTACTAGTGGCAACCTTAGAATGTATGGTTCTGATGGTAAAACACTTATCTTTAACGTCGCAAACGACGATGGGCACCCTGGTGATGGAGCAATTCTTGACGAAGAAACTGGTAAGAACGGCATGTACTTGAATGGATTTGCCAATATCTTTGGAAACCTTCAAGTCTACAACCAACAATGTCAAGAAAATGGAGTATGTAATAATAAACTAGTATTTAAAGTCGAAAGACTATCTGGATCTGTTGAAATGGGCAATTCCCTGTATATTCAGGGTCAAGTATTTGCAACAGAATCTGCTTCTACCAAGATTCTTCATATTGACAATCTTGGCAGTGCTGGATCTGCAGTAACTGGTCCAAAAGATTTTATCATGTATCAAGATGGGTCAGTTGATGCATTTGGTATTACTCAATACTTTACTGCAAATGGCGGTAGAAGATGGACATATGTTGCAGCATCTGCAACTGGAATTGGTCAAACAATTGGTAATCCGCTGCAACCAAACAATAACTATCTGTTGAATCTATCGACTGGTGGTAACATGGTTCTTTACTTACCAAGCAACGCTGTAACTGGTGATATTATTAGATTTGTTGAACTATCTGGAAATCTAAGCTATAATACAAATCTTGTTATTAGATCACTAAAGATTAATAATACAGCAGTGCCAATTCAGGGAGACTCTACTGGCACAAAACTGGTTGCTGGATCTGGAAGTACTCTTCTACCAACAGCATATGACAGTGGAGAATTGATCATTCAAACAAGAAATGCAGCATTTGGTCTTCTATATGTCGGCAATACAGATGCTCCTAACGATCCTAATGCATCCGAAATTCCTAGCAACTTACGTGGTTGGTGGTTAGTAGAACTCTAATCTTATGGCACAAACATACGGTCAAATCAAAAAGATGAAGACCGCCAAAATTGGCACAATTATGCCATGGGCGGGGGATGGTAACGAGGGAACATTACTTTCTAATATTCCTAGAGGGTGGATTCTATGTGATGGTAGAGTATACCAAGCATTTAGATATCCTCTCCTTACATCACTTCTTGGGAATAGTTATGGCGGAACAAACATAACTGGTTCTTTTCCTCATTATTCTGGAACAATTAAAATTCCAAATTTAACTGGAAGAGTGATGATGGACTTAGAACCATCGATGCTTTTTGATTCTAAGTATAATGCTGGACAAACGGATGCGTACCAGAAACTAAGTGATGCTGCTGGAGCACCTTTAGTGGTTGATGATGGATTGACAAAATCAATTCCAACCTTAATATCTGCTGATACTAATTTAGTATTTACAATTACTTCTGATTTGGTATTTGTTGGCAAGATGACTGGCGGAACTGGTCAAACCAACATTACAATTAGTAATCCATCTTTTACTGCTACGATATTCACAATTGGTAGAAAGTTGGGTATTAATCACACTCCATCACACACTCACCCTGGTGATTATTCCACTGCTCTTGGTGGTAATTCTGGTCCACAACTTTTTGCACCAGCTAACTTCCAAGTTGGTGGTAGTGGTGGTGCTCAGGCAAACTGTCAAGCAAAGAGTTGGTATCAAGCATTCTTGAGCGACCCAGCAAATTCTCCTACTTGGTGTAATGGTGCTGGATCTATTACATATTATGATGATACTACATTGATTATTACTGAGCAATTTAATGAATTTATTAGCACTGCACAAAAAGATTTAACACAAATTCCACCATCAACTGTTGGAGATGTAATTTATGAATCTCCAAGTGCGTTCACTTCTAGTTTTACTGCAAAACCAAAAACAACTCATGCTATGAAAGCATGGACTGGTTATTTTCCAAGACCGATGGAATTTAACGGCAGAAGAAACTTTTTTGGATATAATACAGCATTTACTGGTCCAACTGGTATCCAAGATGATCCAGAATATCGACCAAAATTTACTCTTGCCTTAACTATAGTAGCAAACGCTACTACAGTTACAATTCCAGCTGGAACAAATATTGGAACTGATTTTAACAACGTTAGACCATTCCAGTTTATTTCATCTCCACTTACCAATCCTGTTTATATTTCCCCAGGAACACAGATTCTAAGTATTGAAAGAAGTGGCACTACAACAGCAAATTACTCTTATGTTCTAGAATTAAGTCAGAACGTTGGTGGTGTTGGAACTCAATCGGTAACAGTCTCATTCCGAGATGGTACATATCCAACATCGATGAATACTGTTCCTGCTGGTCAAGATCCTGCAGGAAATACATGGGGTCAGCACAATCACGGAACATTTGAAATTACCATGGGTGCTGGATTAAAAGGACCAACAACACACCCCGTAAATGATGTCAGCAAGGGAGATGTTAACCCGTTGCCTATTAACGGAGCACTAAATATATTAGCAAATATTGCTTGCGCTTCGCAAAATATTGTGTATATTATTAGGGCATTCTAATGGCAGTTCATTACACAAGAGAAAGAAGTAAATATGGTACTTTAACTGGCAGTATCATTATCTGGCCAGTTGAAGTTGCTTCTGCTGGTAATCCTAATAACGAAGAAAATAAACAGGTTTTGCCAGCAGGTTATTTGAGATGCGATGGTGCAAAGTATAATGCAAATGACTATCCACAACTTGCTGAAGTTTGTGGAACTGGCACAAATTGTAAGTTTTTAAAATTTGATGAAAATGATGATCCATTGACTACTCTTGGAGCAGATGAATTTGTTGTTCCAGATTTAGGATCAAAATATCCAAGGCCAGTTTCTGGTGGTGACGCAGGTACGTTTAATAATATTCTTACAGAAAATCAGAGCGGCAATTTCATTAGAAGATCTGGTATTGGTGTTGAAGTAACGTCAAACGTTGGTACGCTTGCTGAAGTCACATACAGTGGAAAATTTATTGTTCCTGGGCAAGTTATTCCACTAAAGGGTAAACCATCTTGGACATGGGGTACGGAAGGATATACTGACAGTGAAGCAGTTGATGCTGCACAAATTCACCCACATATGCACTTTTCTAGTACAAGTAGGGTTAGAATTAAACCAAAATCAGCAGCTACTGGTGGTGTAATTCCACTTGATGATATTTTTAAAGATGCAAATGATTCTTCTTTAAATTCTAGTTACAGCGGAACAGCATTTGTTGGATATGGAAGTGGGCAAGGAGAATATGGTGGATTTACTAGTCCTGGATTTGGCAGTGGATATGTAGCTTTTGGTGGAACTAATTTTGGTACTTTTCAACAAACAAGACAGTGGACTGTTACTGTAACTAATCCTGGATATAGTCTTCTCGCTGTTACTTCTATTTCTGGTAATGATTCTAATGGTGGAGAAAGACCAAATAACTTTAACGAGGGTATCTACATTATTTGGCCAGATAATTCGCAATCTAGTAGTCCTCTTTTACCAGCAAGGCAAGAATCTGGATTGAGTGGATCTGCATTTGATGCACAATACGCTAGTTGGTTAACACAAACAATTCCCATTCCAGAAGCGTATAAAAATGGAACTTTTACAATTAAATTTAAACAAGTAGTTCAATATACTGGTGGCAGTACAGAAGGTGGATTTGACAATTCTGGAGATGAGCAGCAAAATACTCCATATGCACCAAACGGATATGACATGTATGGAATTGCCAGAGTTGGATTTTCTGGTGGATATGTAGAAGATACAACGTTGACTGGTGGTCAAAATGACCTG